CATGATCGCCTGTTCGAAGCGGACCAGCCACGGAGTCAGCGTGTGCACCACGAAGTCGATGCTCTGGTGCTCAATATTCGAGAATGTGGCGTGCTCCAGATCCTGCACCATATGGGGCGGCACCCGGAAGATGCGGCAGATCTCATTTACGCCGAACTGGCGTGTGGAGAGGAACTGGCTGTCTTCCGGCGGCAGGGAGATGGCCTTGTAGGACATGCCCTCTTCCAGCACCGCAACCTTGTGGGCGTTATTGGGACCGCCATAAACATCGGACCAGTTTTCGCGGATCTTCTCCGGGTTCTTCAGCACACCCGGATGCTCCAGCACGCCGCTCGGCTGTGCGCCGTTCTTGAAGAAAGCGCTGCCGTATTTCTCCACTGCCAGCGTGGTGCCGAGGCTGTTTTTCATCATGGCGATCGGAGAGAACCCGACCAGACCATTGAAACCCAGACCGGGGATGTGGAAGATCTCGTCCCTACGGAAGTAGATATCCTTGTTTTGCTCTCCGGGCACCTCATCGGTGTAAGCGTGGTAGATGTAATAGATCTGCCCCTTCTCGTCACGATCCGGCTCCACGTTCTCCGGCAGCAGCGGGTACAGCGCCATGATGTTGTTCCGGCCATCCCGGATGATCTGGGCGTAAGCATTGCCCCAGAGGAGCAGGTGCGTCATCATGGTTTCCCGGAAGGAGAAGCTCGTCATCTCCGGATTGGGCTGCCGGTAGAGCAGCTTATACAGCGGATGGTCCTTGGCCCGCTCTTTATCCTTTTCCGCTTCATCGGAGAAGCGGTACAAATGCAGCGGGAGCCCGGCTACCGTCTCGGCCAGAAGCCGGACGCAGGCGTAGACCGTGGCGATCTGCATGGCGGACTTTTCATCCACCTTTTCGCCGGAGTCCGCTTTGCCGAAAACAAAGGTCTGCCCGGAATCACGGACGTTATTCGTCACCTGGGGAGCGTCTCTCGCGCTGATGCCGAGCCAGTCAAGAAATCCCATAGTCATTCCTCCAAAAAAGAAAGCTCCCCGGACGGCCGGGAAGCTCTCGCGCACTTTTTCATGATATAAGCATAGCACAGTTTCCAAGGGAGATTTTATCCGCTTTTGGACATCAGAAGACCATCAGCCCGCGTTCATCATAAACGCTGCCGGTGTTCTCGTGTCGGATGCAGCGGTCCAGCGCCATGATTGCGGCAACAATGCCGTCGATCTTCTCCGGGCTCTTGGCCTTGGTGCATTTGATGTTCCCGGCGGGATCGGTGTCCACCACAACGTTTCCGCTCATCCAGCGCATGACGGGATTGCCGCCATGCACGATGCGGCCTTCCATCAGCAGCTTATAAAACTCCTTCGTCGGCGGGGACATGTCCTTGTAGCCCTGACCGAAAGGCACAACGGTAAAGCCCATGCCCTCCAGATCCTGCGTCATCTGAACAGCGCCCCAGCGGTCAAAGGCGATCTCGAGGATGTGGTACTGCGTGCCCAGGTCCTCGATGAACTTTTCGATGAAATCGTAATGGATCACGTTGCCCTCGGTGGCATTCAGGTAGCCCTGCTTATACCAGACATCGTATGGAACCGATGCCCGGCGCACGCGGAGCGGGATCGTGTCCTCCGGAATCCAGAAGAACGGAAGCATGATATACTTTTCCGTCTCGTCACGCGGCGGGAACATGAGCACGAAAGCCGTGATGTCGCCGGTACTGGAGAGGTCCAGCCCGCCATAACAGTCGCGGCCCTTCAGCGCCTCCATGTCGATCGGGACGTTGCCCAGATCGTATACCTGCTCCGGGATGAAGCGGGTCAGGGACGACACCCACATGTTAAGCCGGAGCTGCTTAAAAACGTTCTCCTCGGCAGGGTTATCCACAGCCTCCTGAAACATCTCCCGGACACGCTCGATCTGGATCGTCTGGCCAAGAGACGGATTGGCCTTGTACCAGTTTCGCTCATCGGTCCAGTCCTCATCATCGGCCAGCCCGTACACGACCGGATAAAAGGTGTGGTCGATCTTCCGGCCCGCCATGATATCCAGCGCCTTCATGTGGAGCTCATAGCAGATGCTTTCCTTATCCGTGCCCGCAGTCGTGATCAGGAAGTAGAGCGGCTGCTCCCGCGCATCACCGGAGCCCTTGGTCAGAACATCGTACAGCTTCCGGTTGGGCTGCGCATGGACCTCGTCAAACACCAGCCCGGAGACGTTCAGGCCGTGCTTGGTTCCAACCTCTGCGGACAGCACCTGATAAAACCCAGCGTTGCTGTAGTTCACGATCCGCTTGGTGGCGGCTGCAACCTTGGAGCGCTTATACAGCGCCGGGGCCTTCTCCACCATGCGCCGGGCGACATCAAAAACGATGGACGCCTGCTGCCGGTCGGCTGCAGCACCGTACACCTCGGCGGCGGGCTCGTTGTCGCCATAGAGCAGGTACAATGCAACTGCGGCTGCCAGCTCGGACTTTCCGTTTTTCTTCCCGATTTCCACATAGGCTGTGCGGAACTGCCGGTGGCCGTTCTGATCCACGATGCCAAAGATGTCCCGGATGATCTGTTCCTGCCAAGGCAGCAGCCAGAACGGCTTTCCGTCCCATTTGCCCTTGGTGTGCTTCAGGTTCTCAATAAAAGTAACGGCCCGATCCGCTTTCGCCTTATCATAATGAGAGGTTGGAAGCATGAATCGGGTCGGTTCATAATTGGTGAGTTTCGGGTAGTCCGCAGGCCGCACTCTGGCCATTAGCCGTCACCTCCCAGCAGCGCCTCGAGCTCATCCTCGGAACCGCTACCGGTGGTATCTGCAATAATGCGGGAGCGGGATGCAGGCGTCAGACCGAACTGCTCCGCAAAGCGGTTCATGACCTTTAGGTACGTCTGCGCGATGGAAACCTGCGGCACCTGCTGCCAGTAGCCGGACGGCGTTTTCACGATCGTGCCGTGCTGCGTGATAAATTCCTCTGCCTCTTTCCAGCGGGCATAGGCTTGGCAGTAACCGGCAAAGGCCGCCATATCTACTTCCGTCAGGACGCCCATCATCTCCATTTTCTTAGAGAGCCGACGCCATTCCTTTTTGGCCTCGGCCTCCAGCCACTTTGGACAGGAGGGTGCCTTCTTCACCGGCTTGGGCTCCTTGTCGTTCAGTTTTCTTTTGCCCGGATTGCCTTCCAGTTCTTTGATCGCGGTAGGCGTGGGCTTTCTTCCGCGAGTAGCCATGTGTCATTCCTCCTTCCTCAAAGCATGAAAAAAGCAGGCTCCGTGCCTGCGTCATAACGAGGAACACAGCCTCCCGGCTGCATTCCCGCGGTATTCAGTTTTGGATCAGCCTTTTCCGACGTCCGCCTCGACCTTCTTCGCCCGGTCCAGCGCCTGCCGGAGCAGTCCCCGGATCTCCTTCATGAACTCAACATCATCGGCGTTCGCGCCGACCGGATCGTACCGGATGCTCTCGAGTGTGCTGAAAAGCTCCGAAGCCAGGGAATCCGCATCGTCTGTCAGGGTGTACAGGGTTTCTTCGATCTGGTTCATGTTCAATCCTCCGTGTGCGCCATCGCCCATGCGATCGCGTGGCCGTCGTCTTCAAAGGCAACCTCGCTGGCGGTTCTCAGCCCGATGATTCCTTCGCAGGAAAGGTCGTCGTCCAGATGCTCGTAAACCGCGCCGAAGTAGCAGGGCTTACCTTTGCCGGTGTAGAAGTGCCCGGCGAGGAGCACCTTGTCTCCAAAGGTCAGGACCTTGGTCCAGCGGCATTCGAGGTCTTCCGGGGTGCTGGGATTCGGAAGCCGGTAGGTTCTCATCGCGTCGTTGATCGTCATCGTCGTGCCCTCCTTAAAAAGCCTTTGCAATCCAGCGGCCGTGCTTGCGGCTCTTGCTGAAAAGGTAGGTGGTTCCGTCGACCTCAAGGTAGCGGTCGTTGACGATGCAAACCTTGTGGCCCTTGGCTGCCATGTGGCTGTAAGCCCGGCTGGCAAGCTCCTTCACGCTGATCCCAAATCCGTATCCGTCGATGTAGTTCTGAAGTTCCGTCATTGTCGTGTCCTCCGTATGTGTGTTTTCCCCTTCGGGTACTGTATATATCACTCTAAACGGAGATAATAGCAAGATAATTCTGCGCCATAATATGTACAAATAATCCGCGCCGGAATTGGGCACATTATGACGAGAAACACAGCCTTTTCAGGCTGCGTCCCCGGCGGCGGAGCTGGCCCTTATCTCAGGGCCGCGGCAAAGTGCTCTTTCTCTTCCCGGGTGTAAAGCTCGGTCCAAGGATGCTCTTCACCGTGCAGGTCGTAAGTCAGGCCGTAGATGTAAATGATCCGCTCCTTCTCGTCGTACATCCGGCTGTCGACTCTCACGCTGGCGGGGTGGAATCCGAGGCTGGTGTAATGCTCGTGAAGGGCCTGCTTGTATTCGTGGCTTCCGTCCGTCCGGATCGTCAGGGTGGTTCCGTAGCCGAGGGTGAATCCCTTCAGGCTCCTGCGGATGTAGTTGAATTCGTTTCTCTCGCTGCGTTTCATGTTTTTATCCTCCGTTCGTTTTGGTACTGTATATATCACTCTGAACGGCAGATATATCAAGACAATTCTGCGCCATAATGTGCACAAATAATCCGCGCCGTAACTGTACACATTATGAACGACCAACAGAGCCCGCAGGCTCCGTGGTGGGCAGGTTTTGCCGTGGTTTAGCTCAGGCTGAAGCGGATGCCCTGCACCTCGTAGGGTTCTTCCTCGCCCCAGCGGGTCTCCTGCCGGGTGATGGTGCAAAGGCCCATCATCGCGCAGCCCTCGGCGGCGAAGGCGTGCAGGTTTTCCATGACCGCCGTGCTCTGGTTGGTGTACACGAAGGTCTCGATCCCAGCGCTGCGGAGCGTCTCGACAAAGTCGCTGACCTCCTTATCCCAAAGGAAATCGTCCATCTCCAACTCGTCTTCCTGACGGCTGATGCTGGTGGCCCAGGCGCGGTAGGCTTTGCAGGCTCCCTGCTCGAAGGGGAACTTGGCGGCCTGATCCTCGGCGTACCAGGCTTTCAGCTCTTCGCTGTCCCAGCCGAGGGTGTTGATGATCTGCTGCTTGCGAGCCTGACGCTCGACGCGGGCGGCCTCGTACTCGTGGCCGATGCGCTTGAGGTTCTCGAAGTAGGTGTTGTTGGTAAGCATGGTGGGTACCTCCGTATGTGTGTTTTCCCCCTTGGGGTACTGTATATATCACTCTAAACCGGAGATATATCAAGTTAATTTGGAGTCATAATGTGCACAAATATGTGCCGCCGGAATTGTCCAGTATACGACCAAAAGAGCCATCCGGCTCTCTTGGCTGCGAGGCTCATTCTGCCTCGCCGGTCAGGATGAAATGCACGTATTCGCTGCGGTGCTCCTCGATGTAGCAGACCAGTTCGTAGTAGTTCCGGTCGTAGGCGAGGCGCTGGACCATGTTCAGATCAAACATATTCGTCAGGCCGGTGTCCCGGATGGCGAGGATCTGCTCCCGGATGGTTTCAGTCATGGTCGATCCTCCTGCACGCGTCTTCGCCGTAGGCGCAACCAAGGCCGCAGCCGTTATCCCAATTCACATGGATCGTGCCGACCGAGTCGACTCCGACGACGGTCCCGAGCGTACCGATGGGAGGAGCCTGCGGATCGTCCATCCGCAGAAGCTCCACCCGGCATCCGGCGGGAAAGCCATCACGGCGGCTCTCGATAATCTCAGGTCTCGGGATTCTCATCTTCTGCCGCCTCCTTTGCTGTTTTCAGGGCTTCGCGTTTCTCCGCCTGCCGGGCTTTCCACTTTGCTTCGTCCGCCGGGGTGCGGAAGGCGGTGTGGCCGGTCAGGTTCTCCATGAGCACCTTGCGGGTAGTCTTGAACTCAGTTCCGTTCATGCCGAGCCGGGTGAGCCAGATCCGGAGCGCGTATTTCTCGTTCTCCTCGTTGACTGCCTTTGCCTGCACCCGCTTCTGATCAATGGCCTGCTTGTTCATCATGGCCACCAGTTCCGTGAAAGCCCGTAGCCGCTCCGGCTCCGTTGTCTCGGGCAGGGAAGTAAAGCTGATCTCTTCTGGCGTGATCGTGATACCGCTGAGTGCTTTACCATGCTCGTCCTCGTAGGCGGAGATTGCAGTCAGAAGGCTCTCCACCGTCAGGATGCAGGCGTCGTCCTGCAAGGCGTCCGTCAGCCCCGGCTCCACCCGGAAGCTGGTGCCAAGCGCCTTGTTCAGGAGGCTTGCCCGGGTGTAGACAAGGTTGATCAGGTTCCGCAACGTGGCCCCGGTGTGGCGCGTCAGCGGCATGCTAACCGTGAGCTCCACCGGTTCCTGCGCGGTTTCATCCTCGTCCGCGGCGGGCGTGAGTTCTTCGGGCGGCGTTTCAGGAGCTACGGCCTCAAAAGGCTCAACTAAGCCTTCTTTGACCAGCGCATGAAATGGTTGAAGATCAGTGCCTTCCGCGACTGTTATGCTGCCATCCTTTTCAATGGTGTACAAGCCCACCTCATATGCGCACCTGGGAACCCGTGTGTAATGTGATTCGGCTCCTGTGATCTCTGCCAGCCTCTCGGCTGCTGCCTTCCTGTTCTCTGTTGCAAGTCTAATGTTCAGCAT